GCTGACACCGAGAAGAAGCTGATCGGCATTGAGATCGCCTTCAAGCAGGACATGACCCTCAGCTGCAACGATCTCGGAAGCCTTTGCAGGGCGGCAGAAGACAAGCGGTACAGCCTGCGGAATAACGAGGAAACGCTGAAGCTGAAGCAGATCCTTTTCTTACGGACGAAAGCGGAGATGGATGCCTACCACGACATGAGCTGCAAGCCGGAAGACTGGACAGAAGCGGAGATCGAGCAGCAGAGAAGCCGCTTCTGCAGCGTCTGGCAGGTCATCGAGGAAGCAGAGTTGGTCGATGAGTATGAGGCTTGGAAGGAAGCCAATCCCAACGCCTAACAACTAAAAGGACACACGCCCGAAAGGGGCTGTGTCTCGTATCCGATGTGTTTTGATATCAAGGACTTCTTCGGAGGTCCTTTTTCTTTACCCATTTCTGTAGAAAGGAGGAGATGCCAATGGCTACCAGAGGCAGAAAACCAAAGCCGACCGCCATGAAGGAGCTGGAAGGCAATCCGGGCAAGCATCCGCTGAATACCAGTGAACCGAAGCCCAACAAGAAAGCACCGGCCTGTCCGAAGTGGCTGGAGCCGGAAGCAAAGAAAGAGTGGCGCAGACTGGCCAAGCAGATGGAAGCCATCGGCATCCTGACCGAAGTGGATATGGCCGCCTTTGCCGGTTACTGTCAGGCGTATGCCCGATGGAAAGAGGCAGAGGAGTTCATCACCCAGCACGGCACCATTGTCAAGACCCCGTCCGGCTACTGGCAGCAGGTGCCGCAGGTGTCCATCGCCCAGACCTATCTGAAGATCATGAACAAGTTTGCAGAGCAGTTCGGTCTGACCCCGTCCTCTCGAAGCCGGATCATTGCTTCGGACAGCGGTCCTGCGGATGCAGCCGATGAGATGGAAAATCTGCTGGGAGGAGGTGGAAGCTGATGGCAGAAACAAGACCAAAAAACTATCCGAAACTGAAGAACTACAAGCCCAGCCGGTTCATGCTTCCGACCTGCCACTACGATGACGCAAAAGCAGACCGGGCGGTGACTTTCATCGAAAATCTGCGCCACACCAAAGGCAAGTGGGCGGGCAAGCGGTTCTGGCTGCTTCCTTGGCAGGAGCAGATCATCCGGGATGTGTTCGGCATCGTGGATGAAAAGGGAAACCGTCAGTTTCGCACGGCTTATGTCGAAATAGGTAAGAAGAACGGCAAGTCCGAGCTTGCCGCTGCGGTGGCCTTGTATCTGCTTTTTGCCGATAATGAGCCTTCTGCCGAAGTCTACGGTGCTGCCGCTGACCGTCAGCAGGCATCCATTGTTTTTGATGTTGCCCACCAGATGGTGCAGATGACCCCGGCACTTTTGAAACGGTGCAAGATCATGGCAGCCACCAAGCGCATCGTGAACTACGGGAACGCAGGATTTTATCAGGTTCTGTCTGCCGAAGTTGGTACGAAGCACGGTCTGAACGTGTCAGGTCTGGTGCTGGATGAGGTTCATGCCCAGCCAAACCGAAAACTCTACGATGTCCTTACCAAAGGTTCCGGTGATGCCCGTGAGCAGCCGTTGTTCTTCCTGATCACCACGGCCGGCACGGACAAGGAGAGCATCTGCTACGAGCTCCACATGAAAGCACTTGACTTGTTGGCCGGACGCAAGATCGACCACACCTTCTACCCCGTGGTCTACGGTTTGACCGATGAGGATGATTGGCACGATGAAGCCAACTGGTATAAAGCCAATCCCTCTCTCGGCCAGACCATCCAGATCCAGCGTGTCCGGGATGCATACCAGGAAGCACTGGATAACCCGGCAGAGGAGAACGTGTTCAAGCAGCTCCGTCTGAATATGTGGGTGTCCTCGTTGACCCGGTTTATACCGGAACACATCTACAACCTCGGCAATCAGCCAATCGATATGGAAGCACTTAAAGGCCGTGACTGTTATGGAGGACTGGACTTGTCCAGCACCGGAGATATCACGGCTTTTGTGCTGATGTTCCCGCCCAGAGTTCCAGAGGAGAAGTACATCATGCTTCCGTTTTTCTGGATACCGGAGGATACGATCCCCCAGCGGGTGCGCAGGGCATCCGTTCCGTATGATGTCTGGTATCAGCAGGGCTACCTGATGGCGACCGAGGGCAATGTCATCCACTACGGATTTATCGAAAAAGTCATTGAGGAGCTGGGCAAGACCTATCACATTCTGGAGATTGCCTTTGACCGATGGGGTGCGGTGCAGATGACCCAGAACCTTGAGGGGATGGGATTCACAGTCGTTCCTTTCGGTCAGGGCTTTAAAGATATGAGCCCGCCTACCAAGGAGTTCTACAAGCTCCTGATGGAAGGCAGGATCATCCACGGCGGCAATCCGGTTATGGCATGGATGGCGGGGAATGTGGTCGTGGATACCGACCCGGCTGGCAACATCAAGCCGACCAAGGCGAAGTCGCCGGAGAAGATCGATGGTATCGTCGCTGCGATCATGGCACTGGACCGCTGCATCCGAAATGAAGGTCAGCAGCAGGGAAGCGTCTACGACGAACGTGACATGATCGTTTTTTGATATGAAGATTTGGAGGAAAACACAATGAAGTATCTGATGAGTGCAGAATGGTGGAAGGCAGCCGGCATCCGTGCTGCAAAGACGATGTTCCAGACTGGTGCGGCTCTGGTCGTGACACAGATGCCCGGCGGCACTGTGGACTGGGTTGCAGTTGGCAGCGCGGCTATTGTGGCAGGTGTTGCGTCCCTTGGTACCAGCCTTGCCGGCCTGCCGGAACTGGAGAAAGGAGATAAGGCTTAATGGGATTCTGGGAATGGATGGGGTTTGAGAATCCAAGGGATTCTCCCAAAACAGAACAGCCAAAAGAAGGTCTGCCGAAGGTCACGGATAACGTCCGCGATTCCGGGCAGACCTTTGTGTTTGGGCGTTCCAATGCCGGGGAGCAGGTGGATGAGAAAGCCGCCATGCAGATCCCGACTGTGTATGCCTGTGTTCGTCTGCTGGCGGAGTCCATTGCGGCACTGCCGCTGCATCTCTACCGGGTGACAGACGATAATGGAAACAAGGAAAAGGCGCGGGATCATCCGCTGTACAAGATTCTGTATCGCCAGCCCAACCCGGAGATGACATCCTTTGTCTTCTGGGAAACGCTGATGACCCATCTGCTCCTCTGGGGCAACGCCTACGCACAGATCGTCCGGGATGGCAAGAATACGGTACTGGGTCTGTATCCGCTTTTACCGGAAAATGTCGAAGTGGACCGGGATGAGAGCGGCGAGCTCTACTATATCTACCACGCATACACGGATGAAGTTCCGGGAGAGCAGAATAAAGACCTCTACTTCCGCCGGGACGAGATCTTCCATGTGCCGGGACTGGGCTTCAATGGTCTGATCGGTTTCTCACCGATCGCCATGATGAAGAACAGCCTCGGCACTTCCATTGCCGTGGATAAATACGGCTCCTCTTTCTTCAAGAACGGCGCACAGCCCAGTGGCGTGCTGGAACATCCCGGCGTTGTGAAAGACCCAAACCGTATCCGGGATAGCTGGGAAGCGGCTTATGGCGGTGCAGCCAATGCCCATCGTGTGGCTGTACTGGAAGAAGGCATGGCCTACAAACCGATCTCCCTGCCACCGGAGGACAGCCAGTTTTTGGAAACGAAGCAGTTTTCCGTGACGGAGATCTGCCGTATCTTCCGTGTGCCTCCGCATCTGGTAGCCGATCTGTCCAGGGCGACCTTCTCCAACATTGAATACCAGTCGCTGAACTTCGTGATGCACTCCTTGACCCCGTGGCTTGTCCGCATCGAGCAGGGCATCATCAAGGATCTGTTGCTGGAGGAGGAGCAGGATACCTACTTCCCGAAATTCAATGTGGATGGTCTGCTCCGTGGCGATTACCAGAGCCGGATGAACGGTTATGCGACCGGCATCAGCAACGGCTTCCTCTCTCCAAATGATGTGCATCGTCTGGAGAACATGGATCTCATCCCGGCAGAGGAGGGCGGTGACGACTACTACCTGAACGGCGGCTATGTGAAGCTGAAAGATGCAGGGGTGGCACAGCAGAATAAAGCTGCCGCAGCCCAGCAGAATCAGCCGAAAGAAACACAGC